TCTGTGAACTCGCCGCTGTCGTCGGCGGACTGGCGGCAATCGTCGCGGTGTTAATCGTTTTGACGGCGATGGCCTGATCGTGTATCGTGGGGTTCCCAGAGATGGAGCCTCACGATATGTCAGACAAACCCGCAGGATATGTTTTCGGACGTCCAACGTCCTATCGCCCAGAGTACTGCGAGCGGGTTATTGAGCTTGGCAAGCTGGGCAAATCGTTGGTTCAGATCGCGTCGGAACTCGATACAACGAAGCCAACGCTGCATTCATGGTGCGATCATTATCCAGACTTTCTTGCCGCAATGGAGAAATCCCGCGCACATTCCCAAAACTATTGGGAATCAATCGGTCATGACGGGATGCTGAATAAGTCGATTGACGCCTCGATCTGGTCGCGTTCGATGGGCGCAAGGTTCCCGGCTGACTGGCGCGAATCCAAGCACCAAGAGGTTACGGGCGCTAATGGCGGGCCGGTTAATCATAGCTTGAAGATTGAATTTGTGGACAACGGAAACGCTGCTTGACAATCCAACTCCCTAAATGGTCCGAATGCCTGTTCGATGAATCGGCCAGGTACATTGCCGTCAAGGGCGGGCGCGGATCGGGTAAGTCTAGATCGGTCGCAACGGCGCTGAATCTTAGGGCTGCGGCGAAACCGCTTCGGATTTTGTGCGTCCGAGAGATTCAGAAATCTATTCGTGATTCGTCTAAGCGCCTGCTCGACGACGACGCAGAGCGCAATGGACTCGCTGGATTTTACACCTCGCTTGAAACCGAAGTCAGAGGCGCAAACGGTTCGCTGTTCCTGTTTGCGGGTTTGCGGTCGAACATCGACTCCATCAAATCAATGGAAGGCATCGACATTTGTTGGGTTGAAGAGGCCCAGTCCGTGTCCAAGACGTCGCTAGAGACGCTGATCCCCACGATCCGTAAGCCCGGCTCGCAGATCATATTCACTTGGAACCCGAAGCACGAGACTGACCCTATCGAAGAGATGTTCGGGCGCGATGATCTTCCGCCTGACACGCGGCTAAAGACGGTTAACTACGTCGATAACCCGTGGTTCCCTGACGTGCTCCAGAAAGAAGCCGATTACGACCTCAAGCGAGACCCCGAAAAATACAACCACGTCTGGATGGGCGGCTATCTGCGGAACTCAGAATCTCGCGTGTTCAGGAACTGGACCGTTGAGGAATTCGAGGCACCGGCTGACGCGCTGTTCCGGCTCGGCGCGGACTGGGGCTTCGCTAGCGATCCGTCTGTTCTGGTGCGGTGCCACATCGTCGGGCGCAAACTGTTCATCGACTACGAAGCGCATATGGTCGGCTGCGAGATCATGGATCTGCCTAGCCTGTTCATGTCAGTGCCAGGCGCTGAGAAGTGGCCGATCACGGCTGACAGCGCCAGACCTGAGACGATCAGCCATATGCGTCAGCACGGGTTCCCGAAAATCCAGGCTGCGGTTAAGGGGCCTAAGTCGATCGAGGACGGAATCGAATGGCTCAAATCGTTTGATATCGTGGTCCATCCGCGTTGTCGGCACACCATCGACGAGCTGACGATGTATAGCTACAAGACCGATCCGCTAACGCAATTGGTGCTACCCTTGCTTGAAGACAAGAATAATCATATCATAGACGCGCTAAGATACGCCTGCGAGGGCGCTAGGCGGGCAAACATCGTCCGGCCTACGTTTGTCGCTCCTATCGCTGTCAATAGTCCTTACGCGAGACGCTAACAAATGGCCATGACGAAATCAGAGCGGTGGAGCGGGATTCACGCTGAAGCCCTTATGGAATTCGACGCCATCAATTCAGCGGTACGCGATGAGCGGATGCAGGCTCTGGACGACCGGCGGTTCTACTCCATCGCTGGGGCGCAATGGGAAGGCCCATTAACGGAGCAGTTTGAAAACCGCCCGAAGATGGAGGTGAACAAGATCCACCTATCGGTTATCCGAATCATCAACGAATACCGGGCTAACCGGATCACGGTCGATTTTATCTCCAAGGAAGGCGACGAATACGACAAGCTCGCTGAGACCTGTGACGACCTGTATCGCGCTGATGAGCAGGATTCAGGCGCTGAAGAGGCTTATGACAACGCGTTCGAAGAGGCTGTCGGCGGCGGGTTTGGTGCCTGGCGTCTCAGGACCGCATACGAAGACGACGAAGACGAAGAGGACGACAAGCAGCGGATCAGGATCGAGCCGATCTTCGATGCTGATTCGAGCGTGTTTTTCGACCTAAACGCCAAGCGTCAAGACAAGGCTGACGCGAAACGGGCGTTTGTGCTCACTGCGATGACGCCAGCAGCCTATGAGGCTGAATACAAGGAATCACCGGCATCGTGGGAGAAGACTATCTCCCGCACCGAATTTGATTGGCTGACCCCTGATGTGGTTTACGTCGCGGAATATTACCGTGTCGAGGAACGCTCCGAACTGATCCACGTCTACCGCGATCTGGGCGGCGAGGAAGAGCGATACGCAGACGCTGAACTGACCGAAGAGAAGCTGGCCGAACTGGACGCTATCGGCTCGGTCAAGGTTCGCCAGAAGCGGATCAAGCGCAAGCGGGTTCATAAATACATTCTGTCCGGCGGCGGCGTCCTAGAGGACTGCGGCTACATTGCGGGCAAACATATCCCGATCGTGCCGGTCTACGGCAAGCGGTGGTTCATCGACAACGTTGAACGCTACATGGGCCACGTTCGCCTTGCCAAAGACGCGCAGCGCCTGAAGAACATGCAGCTTAGTAAGCTGGCCGAAATCTCAGCGCTGTCGTCTGTGTCTAAGCCGATCCTATTCCCGGAGCAGATCGCGGGCCATCAGGTGATGTGGGCTGAGGATAACGTTAAGAACTATCCGTATCTGCTGATCAACCCTGTCACCGGCCAAGATGGGCAACAGGCACTGACTGGGCCGACGGCTTACACCAAGGCGCCTGATATCCCGCCATCGCTCGCGGCCCTCTTGCAGATCACCGAACAGGACATGCGCGACGTTCTGGGGAACCAAGAGCAGGGCGAACAGACCGTCTCGAATATCAGCGCCAAGGCGATTGAACAAAATTCCAAGCCTTGGAGACGATGTTGAAGCGGTTCAAGACCGTGGCGCTGACAAGTTGGTAGACGAACGGGTTGCGCGACACGTCAGACCGCAAGTCAGAGCAAACGCAAGTAGCCGCCGCCGTGGCATTTGGCGTGGGCGGCACCTGCACCCACATCTGGCGGTCAATGACTTTCTTGAAGGTGTTAGCCATTATGTAATTCTCGCTCTAACTGTTGCGGCCCAAGCCGACACGTTTTGCCCGTTGGTAAGCAGTTGGGCCTGCTGATTGCCGATGCTACCGATGTTCGCGACGCCGTTGACCGCCGTGACCGTGCCGACCGTCGTAACCGTGCCGCTTTCAATCAGCGCCGTGACGCGGTTTCGAGCCAAGCCAACGTCATAACCGCGAGGGCTATTCGTGGCGTTCAACAGCCTGAGTAACAGGGTCTGCAAACCGTCCAGCAATTCGGCTGCGGTCGCGTCGGTGACGACTAGCGGCGTCGCCCTTAGCTCTGCATCCGTAAGCGGACCCAATACCGGCAGCGGGTCTGTGTCGCTGACGTCGAGATAGGTTCCCTCTTCGCCAAACCCGATCTTGATGCGCTGATACTTGACGCCCGCGATGTCGTCGGTCGCGATTACGTCGCCGCCAACGCCGGGGTTAAGGGTTGTGTTGTCAGCCATTTATTCGATCCCTACGATGCGGCCCTTATCTCTAATAACACGTTTCGGGCGTTTAATCGCCTCAATTGCTTTATCAGAGGTTTCGCTATTTGCCGCCGTCATCATTTCAACCGCTGACTGGAAGCCCTTGACGCCATCCGCCAGGCCAACCACCGCGTCACGGATAACCGATCCGGCTTCGGCCAGCGATGCGACCGCTTGCGATTCGGCTTCGATGGCGTCGCTCTGGGCGGTTTCCTTCATGAGTTGGCGGATTTTGATTTCTTGTTCGAGTTCCGCGTTCCTCATATCGAGTTCACGCTTACGCTGCGCCAGATCATCCGTTGCTGGCGCTGCGGGGGCCGCTGATGCCTGCGACGGTGCGCCCTGCTCCATC